ACTCAATGTACATGTTACGGGCCACACCTGTGGCACCGTTCGGGATGGTGATCGTCGTGTCCGTACCCGTGGATACAGCCTGAGTCACATAGCCTGAAATGGCCTGTTCGATCAGGGTTCCGAGGTTGGTATTCGTGGTATTACCCCACGACCCGGCTTGGTCGCCCGTGCCGATGAGTTCGATAGCAAGATTAGTGCTGTAAGTACTAGCCATTTTTCATTACCTCACGCCGCAATTTGTGTCCAATTTGGGTTCTGCGACGTACTGATTTCGTTCCAATTCGCCGTTTGAGAAGTGCCTATCCCAGTCCAATTTGCATTCTGGTCTGTATTAATAATAGTCCAGACGTTTACGGTACCTACAACACCGGTTGCCGATACCCCAGAGACTACAACATTTGCCCCGGCGGATGTAGTAACCGAGCCAACGGCACCGGTAGCCGAGACGCCATCGACGTAAATTACGATGCTGAGAAGAACCGTAACATTGCCAAGCGTCGTGGTGCCCTGTACGCCCGTGACGGACAGAATCTGATCCGTGACGACGAAGACATTCCCAACCGCCCCTGCCGCTGCTACGCCACTGACCACTGCCACAGCCGCCGCTGCGACAACTACGTCACCAACCGCGCCTGTCCCAGCAACACCCGAGACGATGACATTGGCAGCAGCATTGACGGTGACAGTACCTACTGCCCCAGTGGCCTGAAGGCCGGTTACAGCAAGAACCTGATCCGTCTTAACGAAGACCGTACCGGTCTCGCCCGTAGCCTCAACGCCTGTAACCGCAGCAACCGCTGCCGCAGCCACCACAACATCCCCAACCGCCCCAGTGGCCGAGAGGCCCGTGACAGTGATGACCTGATCGGTGACGACAAAAACGGTGCCAGTCTGGCCCGTAGCCTCAAGCCCATTGACCGGGACATTCGCGGCTGCAACGACTGTTACCGTGCCAACCGCACCGGTAGCCGAGACGCCTGTAACTACAACAATCGCAGACGCGGCAATACTTACCGAGCCGACTTCTCCAGTCGCGGTAACATCAGAATGCCCTACGCCCCAACCTTGTTCGCCCCAGCCTACACCGGAAGCGTTCCAACCGTCGAAGGCGACTATGACGCCTGCCACGGCCCTTTGCCTAACTTAATTAGGCGATACGAAGGATCGCGGTCGTCGAAGTCGCAGCCGGGAACTGGATGGTGAAGTTACCAGCGGTCGAGGTCTTATCCCCGCCAAACGCCAGAACCGCAACAGCCTTGTTGCCCTGAGTCGCGTTGTAGATCAATGCACCGTTGGAAGTCAGCGTAGCACTGTCCCAAGTGATGTCATCGAAGTCGAGCCACGCAGTCGTGCTCGTGAAGGTCGGAGCCTGCGAGATCGTCAAGGTCTTGCCGCCAGCCACGTAGTTCGTGCCAGACGAAGACACCTCATTGGAAGTCGTATACGCCGTTGTGGACGCATCCAACGAAGCCGAAGAGGTGTACAAGGCAATCTTGAAGACATCCGCAGCCGTCGAAGCGCGAATTACGCCTGTGCCAAAGTTGTGAATGCCGTCAAGGATTTCAACCTTGAACGAAGTCACCATAGCCTGTGTGATAGCCATTCTTAATCTCCAAGACGCGAAGCCGCGTCACTGAAACCATTTTCGTTCAAATACCGTCGCACATTCATCCTTTCAGACTCCTGCGCTTCTTGCAGGTACTTTACCAGCACCCGGTTTAGTTCTTCCTGCGTTTGTATACGAAGGATGCGGGCTGTCGCCCGTTCAGCAATCTCTTCCGGGGTATAACCCCGGTTGCTCGTTGTCTGGACAAACACGTTGCCCAGACTCATGTCGCCTGCAAAACTCATGTCACTTGCACCCTATTTGACTTACGACGATTTTCAGTCATAAGCACCACCTGTAAGTTATCCGGCACGTGCAGTCCTGATACTTCTGAGCCGCGCAACGGATACTTGTGGTCAACTTCCCATGGTACCCCAGTCAACTTACTACGAAACACCGCAAGATCATAAATCTCGTTGATCAGCCAATGCTGCTCAGTACCCGGAGCCGCCCATACTGGAGTGGCTTTAGTCTTTGCCGCATACCGTCTAGCAGTACGGGCATTAACTGCACCACGATTACGCTTAACCCACTTAGAGCACTTTTTATTATGACGTTCACGGTTGTTATTGACCCACTCTATAGAACGAGCAACCACGGCGTCTTTATTCTTAACGTAATAGGTTTTTACATGCAAAATAACGCACGGTTTACAGCGATTGGCTAAACCGTCTTTACGACTCTTATCCCGATGAAACTCGGTTAGAGCCTTAACTTCGTCGCATTTGGTACAGGTTTTCATGTACTGACTGTAACTCTGGCTTGTCCAGACCGATATGCATCTTGTCGATTGAGACCGTCTCCAAGTCTTATTAACTGTTGTACTGCTTCCTGATATTTTTGTTCATAATATTGCATCATGTCGGCCTCACCCTTTAGGTAGGTATAAGCCTCACGAAGGGAACCATAAAGCAATACATTTTCGTAGTTGTCTCCTAACCACGAAGTACCGGCGGTAACTATAGAAGCCGGATATCCGTAATAGTGCAATTCTGCTGTATATCCAAGATCCGGCGTCGGCCCAAGAATCATACTAGCGTCGTCCCAAATCGCATAATACTTGGGCTTGCCCGTGCTATTGGGTGGCGGGTACGAAGCGCGGATGAAGTTCACATCCTTGTTGAGCAAATACTCGTAATCGCCCGTAGTAGGGTCAATCACCGCCAACGAGAACGTCGAGAGCCAGTCAGAGGGCAACGAGAAGTATTGGAAACTCGCCGTCATCGTGCCGGTCACGTTCTTGCGGATAGCAGGGATTTGAACGGAGTTGTAGATCCGCTCTTCAGCCAACTGCACGAACGTTGGGATATTGGAGACGAACGAAGACTCTGTGCTCTCACAGTAATCTTGGATCAACGTCACCAATGCCGAATAGTTCACGGCGACCAGCCCGACCTGTACTTCATGTTGGTTTCAAGGTTGATCTGCGAGACGAACTTAGTGCCCTTCGTCGCAGCACCGGCACCCTTCATCTTCATGTGGGTGACGCCCTTGTTCACATCCTTCTCAGGGTAGCCATTGCGACCCGTTGAATCAGTGTTGGGCTTGATCTTGTTCATGTTGTTCATAAGGCTTACCTCGGGCCGCTGGAGCCACGCATCGGGCTGCGCTGGTTCATCACCTTCGCCATGCCACGACCGTACTTCTTCATGTCGGTGTTGGTCTTGCCGCCAGCACGCATCTTCTTCGTACCATGCATGGCACGCTCGTGCTTGCCGACTTCTTCTCGCGCAATCTTACGCATACCATTCTTCATCTCAATCTCCTAGGTCGTTACGACCGTTACAGTCCCTACTTCACCCGCCGGAGCGAGCGTATTAGGGGTCAACCCTACATCGTAGGAACTCGCCCCGCCAACCGGGTTCCAGCCCCACTGGATCATTCTACTACCGCCTGCGCCGTTGTTGCCTTCTTCAAAGTAACTCAGGTCAGGTCTTGGGTTCCTAAGCGCCTGCGGGTCGTCCACCGGGTAGAGGCCCAGCGACAACTGCGGCTGATCAGGCTCCCAGCACTCCGGGCAGACCAAGATGTTTACGTTCTTGGTCTTGATCACCAAAGACTTCAACTGACGAAGTTTGTACCGGAATCCGCACCGGTCGCACTCCGCAATAGCGTGTTTGCCACTTGCAAACCGATTTGGCATTAGTAGCCACCCAAAAAACTCTGGCGGGGCACAAACCGCACTGCCGCCTTCTCCCGGTCTTCCCCTGCCGCCAAGTCCCAAGCCTCGTCGTACTGGGCTTTCAGGATCTGTGTGCGGACATCTGCACCCGGAATCTTCATGGAGAGCATGTAGGCCAACCCCGCTACCAAGCAGGGCATAAACCGGAACGGGATGTCCTGACCGTTAGAACCCACACCGGGGTCAAACATCCGCACAAGGCGCGTGTAGACGAGCGTCCAAGTGGTCGTGTTATCAGGCTTCGGCCATACCGTGTACTGCGGGTACACGATGACGTTATCAGCACCCGTGGCTCCAGTACGCCGGTTGATCCAGATCTGG